GGTGACGCCGGACCCGGCGCTGCCGCTGTTCACGTCGCGGTTGGCCGCCGTGTCCTTCATCTCCTCGATTTTCATTTGCGCCACGGTCACATAGATGTCGTCCAGCGGGTTGGTGACAATCTCCTTGATGCGCCTGTCGTCAAGCTCACCCTGGACGTGGACCAGGGGCTTGCTCCAGTCCAGGAACTCCTCCTCGTTGATGCCCGTGCTGTCGCTGACGAAGAAACGCTTCTTGGTGGTCATCATGCTGTTTTCCAGGATGTTGGAGGACAGCTTGTCGATGTAGAGCTGCGGGTCCTTGCAGATGGCGACGTAGCCGAAGCCCACCGGCGTGCCTTTTTCCGGGAACATCACATCCAGCACGACGGGGTAGAGGCCGTGGTCGTACCAGCCCGTGTCCCGGTAGTTGGGGTCGTTCTCGCTGGCGAACAGCAGGGTCTCGCCCACGAACTTGGCGTAGTGCAGCAGCGTCTTGCCGCTGGCGGATGTCGTCTTGTAGTACCAGTCCACCACCACGCTCTTGTTGCTGGTGTCGATGGTGTCATCGTAGATATACTGCTTCACATCCACGGCCCCGCCGCTCAAATGGCCCTTGTGCTCCGGGTACTGCTGCTCCAGCAGGTCCTCGTCCACCAGGTCCACGATGAACAGGTTGCGGGACTTCTGGATGTCGGTCACGCCCGGCTCCCAAAACAGCTTTAGCAGGTCGATCTCCCGGATGTCCACGTCACCCAGGCCGTTCTCCTTGGCGCTGTTCCAGAACACGCCATAGGCTGCCGTGCCGTGTTTCAGCTTCTCCCACCAGTTGTCAGAGTAGGTCTGCTCGTAGTCGTTGTACTCCAGGATGACCGGCAACACGGAGGACAGCACCTTGGCGCTCTCCTCGTCGCTGCGCTCGCGGGGGAGGACCACCGGCTCCGGGTAGTTGTCCATAGCGTCCGCGTGCTTATTGAGAATAGCGTTGAACAGCCAGGCAGAGGACGGCTCCGGCCCTCTGTACTCCGGGTTGTCCGTGCGCTGCTTGCCCTTGCGGATGGCCTCCCAATGGCGCAGCTCCCACCATAGCTCATCCTGGACCACGCGCTCCTCCAGGCTGGCCTTGCCTTTCTTGTAGTCGCTCAAGATGCTGATTGCCTCCGCAATCTCCGCTCTGCCGATGCGCCGCTGCCCGGCGGGGGCCGTCAGCAGCATGGCCTCCATCTCCGGGTCCACGCTCTCGTCCTTCTGCACGCCGGGGACGCCCCAGCCCATCGGTGGCTTGCCCAGGGTCGCGTCCTGCTCGTTCTTCCGTCCGAAAAGTGCCATAAATCAATACCTCCTGTAAAAATCGTAACGGTCATACTGCTGGTCCTGTCCCAGGTCCAGCGGGTCATATACCACCAGGGCGGGGGGCTTGTTCCGCCTGGGTGCTATCGGGTTCTTCATGCAGACGTAGCGCAGCTCGTCGTAGATGTGGTCCTCGCCCTCGGTGTTGATGTCCTCCACGTTCTTCTCGTCGTAGACCAGGTTGGGGACCGTGCGGATGAAGTGCTTGCAGGTGTTGAACACATACAGCATGGGGATGCCCTCCTCGTCAAAGGCGAGGCGGTGATGCACCTGCATCTTGCCGTCGATGCGGGCGTGGTCGCCGCGCTCGAAGTACACCCGCTGCCGCTCCATCAGAGCGCCGATGCTCTCCGTGCCGTCGCTGCCCCAGATGGCCGGGTCTCCCACGCGGTTGATGCGCCGGTCCTTGAGGTTGGGGTCCTCGGCCTCAATGCGCCGTATCTCCCGTGCCACCTCGGACGGTTCCATCTTCACGCCGGTGTTTGGGGTGCCGGTGCAGCCGTAATACTCCCGGATGCGGTAGAGCCGCCGGTCCCGGTCCACGGCGTACCAGCCCACGGAGAAGGGCCTGGAGTAGCCCCAGTCCAGGCCGCACCAGATGGCCCAGTCCTGCGGGACCTTGAAGGGGGAGATGACGTGGGTGTTGATGCGGTCCGTGTAGTGGTCGCTGTCGTTGCGCCACTCCGTGAATACCTGGCCCGCGAAGGTGTCCCAGTCGCCGTACAGCAGTGCCTTGCGCTCCTGCTCCGGCATGGAGGCCAGGCTGGTGAGGTAGTCCGGGTTGTTGGCAAGCAGTATCTTGTTGTCGAACACGGAGGACGGCACGAAGATGCGGGACTTCCAGCGCGTCTCCTCGTGGCCGTCAGGGAAGCGGACCTTGAACTGCTCCCAGATCGTTTGCATGGGCTGGGCCGCCGTGATGAAGCGCTCCTTCACCCAGCCGTGGCCCACGCCGCCGGGGTTGGCCTGCGCCCGGATGTAGCAGCGGGTCCCCGGCCCGTTGGGGCGGTTCCGGGAGAACAGGTAGCTGTACTCCTCCCAGAGAAATTGCGTCAGCTCGTCAAAGTCGATGAAGTCATAGCGCTTGCCCTGGTAGTTGGTCCGGTCCTTGGTGTACTGCATAGAGCCGAAGAAAATCTTGGCCCCGGAGGGGAAGGTCCAGACGTGCTTGCTCTCGTTAAACCTGGCCTTTTTGTAGGCCCGTCTGTAAATCTCCGTGCTGCGGTCCATCAGCTCCGTGAGCTGCGGGAAGGTCTTGCGGAGGATAAGCCCACGGTAATGCGGTATCTCCACCTGGCGCAGGGCCTCGGCCAGGGCGCAGTCCGATTTACCGCCGCCCGCTGCACCGCCGTACAGTGCCTCGTCCTCAAAGCGGGCCATAAGGGCCGCCTGGCGCGGCTGCGGGGTCCAGATGACTTTACCCATCGTTTGCGCCTCCCTCAGTCGGTGGGCCTGGGTTGTCCATCACGGGGGAGAGGAGCACCACGCCGCTGCCCTCGTCCTCGTCGCCGTCCTGGGCCTCCGGCTTGTACTTCCACGTCTCCGGCTTCCGGTTGGTCAGCCAGAACATTTGCGCCGCTGTATTGGCAGCTACATGGACTTCATCGCGGGCCTCCACAAGGGTCTCGACCTCGCGGATGCGCTTGCCCGTTTCCGGGTCATATTCTACGGTCTTGAGCTTGTAGTGCTTCACGATCTGGGCATTGTAGCCCAGGCAGCTCTTGAACAGGGCGTTTTCCACCTGCTCGTCCGGTACTTCACACGCCTGCGCGAAAGCAGCCGAAAGTGCCGCGTAGCGCTCGTCCCCCTCCTGGCCCTCGTCCAGGTATTTGCGGAAGGTAGAGTAGGCGATATGGAGGCTGGCAGCAATCTCCTTTGCCGTGGCCCCGTCTTTGGCCCATTTGATGATCTTGTCCAGGTTGGGGAGGACATGGGTCTCGTATTTACTTTTTGCCATTCGCTCCCGCCTGCCTTTCTGAAAAATTGGCTTCTCTTTCATCGTAGCAAAGGCAGCTTCTTTTTTCGCCCCGAAGGGAGGATGTTTTTTCATTCTGGGGTTCACGCGTGTGTGGGGGGACCCTCTCACCCTCACCATCCCCCCATACCCCCCTTCCTCTCCCTCTCTCCCTGGAGCGGGGGAAACCATTTTCGTGGCCTCACGAAAAAGATAAGAGACCCCAGGCCATAGGCCCAGGGTCTCTCTGGTATGCTTATGCTTTGCTTTTGCTGTGCTTTTCTATCGTGTAGGTGGCCCCGTAGCGCCGCCGCCCACAATGGGAGCAGGTCACTTTGTTATCTACGCCGCCGCCCGCGCGTTTGAGGTCGTAGCCCTCCTGGAGCATCGCGGCGCACCTGCCGCAAAGGTCCTTCGGTTCGGTCATCAGTCGCTCACCCCCTTGAAGCTCTCCCGGACGTGACCGCCGTTCAGCTCAAATTCCACGGTGTGGTAGTACCCCTTCGGATGGATGTACACCACGCGGCCCACCACAGGCCGCCTCAAGCTCCGCTTGTCCTCGCCGCTGTCGGTGAATGTCTCCGGCAGGCGCATCACCTTGTCGCCCAGCTTCATGCCTTGCCCTCCCATTCCGGGCAGGTGGTGTCCGGCTCCGTGAAGTCCGCGCAACGTGGGCTGTCTCCGTTGAAGCATACGCCCTGGAAGTCCTCGTACCAGGCGCAGCTCCCGCAATTCTGCTTCATGCCGTTTCCTCCCGTTCCATCGTCATGCGGGCCAGCAGGCTCTCATACATCCGCTTGTAGGTGTCCCGCTCCGTCTGGGCGATTACCAGGGCCATGGAGGCCGTGCCGTCCTCGGTGTCCCCGCGTACTGGCTCCGGCTCCTCCTCGTCCTCCTGGGGGCTTGCAAGGCCGTACTGGGCCAGCCCCAGGCCGGAGAGGAGGCCGAGGTCCACCTGCTCCATCTCCCGCCGAGTGCAGCGGCCAACGAAGCGTCCCACGCGGCTCTTGTCTACGGTGTACACGTTCTCGCACAGGGCCGTGCTGATCTGTTCGGTAGAGCGGATGGTGATGTGCTCCGGCAGCTCCTTCTTGGGGGAGGCGGAGCAGTAGACCACCTGGACCACGGGGCTGTTGTCGTTCAGAGCGTCGCAGCTCACGATGATGGCGGGCCGGTCCTTCATCAGCTCGTGGCCGATGGCGTTCGGTATATCTACCCAGTAAATCTCCCCGCGCCGCATAGCGTTGGCAGGGAATGTGCCTTTCTTTGCCATAATCAAACCTCCGTGATAGTCAGATTGAAGCGTTCCCGCAGGAGCTTCTTTTTCATCTCGTACTGGGCCGTCTTGGTGGCCCGGCTCTTGACATCCTCCACCACCGGCAGCCAGAACACGGTGCCGTACTTGTCCGGCGCGGTGGGGCGCTCGTAGGCGAAGTCGGCCACATAGTGGATGGCCCGGACCCGCTCGCCGGTCTCCGTGATGTAGCTTTCCTGGAGGGTGTACTGCTGCTGGAGGCGCAGGTTGCGTATCTGCCCGGCCTTGAGCATCAGCATCAGCTCGTCGTAGCGGCGGGCCTCCTTCTTGCTGTCGAAGCGGAGGTTGCCCCGGCTGTCCGGCTGGTTGTGGTACTTGGCGGCCTTGGTCTTGCCCACGATGCCCAGCTTCTCCATGACCTGGCGCTGGGCCTCCGGCCCCATGCGTTGCAGGTCTGCGGCGGTCAGTCCCATCTCTCGTGCCTCCTTCCGTTTGGTGCAGCGGCGGGCCGGGCCGAAGCCCTGCCCCCGCAGAAACATCATGGGGTGCAGCAGCTTCCCGGACAGGCCGCAGAAAACTGTGTTGTCCACGACGCGCACATACTCGCACTCGTCGCAGTATTCGATCTGGCCCTCCCGCTCCAGGGCCATCTCCAGCGGGGTCTTATCCAGCATTTGCCTGCGCCTCCTCCGCTTTCAGCTTGCGCTTGCGCCGGGCGTAGGCGCTGTCGGCGGCGGCCTGTCCGGGGTGTGCCAGGC